TAGGGGTAATGTCCCCCCGCAAGAGTAACAAGATTTATTTTTAACACTAACCTCTGGTGGATCAAAATCAAAAAGCTCTAACTGATCTATTTTCAAACTCTTAAATTAACTGGGATTTCCTCTGTCTCATTTGTATTTACCTCAATCCCTCCCCCATTAAAAGCATTTACGATATCTTGTAAATCTCCGCACTCAGTAATTCTAAAATTCTCTATGTTTAGATTAATGAAGTTTTGCTTTTTAGATCCATCTGGCATCTCTACAGGATGGATAGCTCTAAGAGCATCTCTACCAAGATGCCTACACTTAAGATTAATTAGCTTGTGACTCCCAAAGTTAGCTCCCTCCTCATGTATCTCGTCTGCGACTTTTCTTCTAAGTAGAAAAAGATGTGAACAAAACTGAGTAATCCCGTCAGACAATGAAACAACACTTTCATCGTCAACTATGGCTCCTGTTCCTCTATTATTGGTAATACCGAGTCTGTTAGATTGAACAGAGGTAAGCATTGATACGCACGGTTTACCATCAAAAGATAAGTCCCTTTGAATGGTCTGTTTGAACTTATGAACCATATAAGAGACCTGTTGCCACCCGTCAACCTTACCAATGCTGCCAAAGTCGCTTTTGATGTAATCGAAACTGAAAATTAAAGAATTACCTCTTCCTATCTTAGAGAAATAAAACCTTTTAAGAAGAGAACACATTTCATCTGGAGATAATCCAGCAACATTCTCATAGTAAAACTCCATGTCTTTGATCTTGCTCCAAGCAGACCTGACTTTAGCAACAACTTGATCTACTGTGAGATCTTTATATCCTGTAGTCCTCCATTTACCTGTTTGCAAGAGCCACACAGGTATACCTGTCATTGCCGAACACTGTCTGAAGATAAGCTCCTCCTCGCTCATTTCCCCATTGTCAAAGTGGAGAACAGCTACTTTATGTTCAGCAGAAACTCTTGTCGTATAGTCCATGCAAAAATTTGTTTTACCTACTCCAGATCTAGCAACAATGACAGAGATATTCCCTGCAAGAAGTAACGACCCATACATCTCGTTAATTCTTGGATGAGGCCCAAGCATACCAAAATCTTCTACAGGGTTTTCTCCTCGATCCTCAACCAGATCTTCCATTATGTCGAACAAGTTAACAGGACCAGATTCTGTCATCTCAAAATCTTTTATGTTCTTATTATAGAGTTGGTCAGACTGTTCGATAAGTTCTCCATATTTAAGATTAGGGTCTGCATTCTTTACAAAATTAGCCACCTTCTTACAACTCGTATATATTTCCCGACGAGCGCTATATTTTTTAAGTTCTTTTACAGAGCTTAAGAAAATATTTTCTGTAATCTTATAGAATGCTAAGGAAAAAATATACTCTGCAACATCTACACTATCTGGGAAAGAAACCTTTAATTGCTGTATTCTTTGAACAAGAATTGTTTCGTCAATACTTTCAGCATTATCAAGTGCATTTTTTAATAATTTAAATATTGATACATTTACTTTTGAATCCTCTGAGTAAAAATCAGAGTCATTTACAAAACTAGAAATCTCTTCCCACTTGTGCTGATGCTGAATAATACCGCTTAAAACTTTTTTTTCTAAATCGAAAGAATAAATCATATGCTTATATCGTCATCTTTTTTGCTCATGGCCATCTCTATTAGTTTCCCAAGGGCCATGTCAACGCAAGGGTTTTCTGTTTTACTTGTCATGCTAGGACAACCTTCTTTATTCACATAAAGTAATATAAATCCCTTGTTGCCCCCATTTGCTGATCCTGTAGAGTCATAAACTTTATCTAACAATGATTGGGGTATTCCTCCACTGCCTTCTTCTTCTTCTATATTCATTTCAAAAGGTCTGTTAATTTTTTAGGGTATTCTGATGAGTCTAGGATATCAGACTCTAATACTCTGATCAGTTTAATGTTGTTAATCTCACAAAAATATTCTTTCTTCTCATCTCTCTGTAATTGATGGAGAAACTTCTGTCGAGAGTCAGAGTGAAAAAAACGATTAAACTTGTAGTGCTGATTCCCGTCTACTTCAATAGCAATCTTTTGAGTAGCATTATAAAGATCTAATGTCATTCTTGTGCCAGCAACAGGAAACTCTTCAAAGACAACATCTGCGAACCAGTATGGTTTAACTTGATCTTTTACGTCTTTTTGTATTCCGCTTCGACACTTAGAGTCCCAGTCAATAAGGTATTTGCTGACATTTTTTATTTTTTTCTCTCGGCCATTTGAGCATAAAAATATCATTGCTTAAGAATGTTCTCTTTTATGAAATCTACTAATAGTGCAGTAATTTTATCATCTGATTCTAGGAACTCATAAACTGATTTGATCCCTTGATAAGAATCTTTAACTTCAATTTGGTTTTCTTGTAAAAGAGTTTTTATCTTTTCATCAACCTTAATCCAAGCCCCCGACTTCTCTAAGTAGCCCCACATTAAAAGCATGTCAACTACCTCTCTCTCAAGCCAAATAGATTTGCCATTGCTTCGACCATGCTTGATTGGATAAGCAACAATTTGTCCTGTGGCTTCATTGGTGGATTTTAAGATTAGAACCTTAGCATTATGCCCATAAATTTTATTATCAGGAGTGATTTGTTCGGTTGGCTTTTCTAGAATCTTATCACTTTTATTTTGCTTTCTAAATTCCAGAATCCAATCTGGGTAGTGCAAAATCGCATTTCCTCCACTACTATTTGTCTGATTGTTTGGATCTTGCTTGGCATACATACTTGTAGTGATTGTGGATCTAACCTGAGAAATCATAATGCACATGTGTCCAAACTTACTCATACCCAAGCTTACTCTTTTTAAGAAGTCAGAAGTCATTAATGCTCCCCCCGCAACTTTTCTAGCATCAGAAGAACCCTTCTCTAGATCTTCTTTTGTGATTAGGCCATCCATGCTGTCAATTACAATACAGAATTTTTCTTTGTCTGGGTTATTTTTAAGCAAACCTCTCAGAAAATCAATCATAGTATCCATAATGTGACACTCAAGAACTAGGCATGTTCCCACATCCCAATCTTCTGCCGAATGAATAAACTTGATACCCGCTCTTTCTTTAACGTCTTGACTCAATCTACCTTCAGCCATGACGAAAAGACCTTTAGAGTTTTCCACTGTCTTGAGCATATTATGCATCACATGCAAAGCTTCATTTGTTTTGCCTCCCTCATTTGCTCCAATAAACCTGTGCAATCCTGACCCAAATCCTCCACTCAAAACATGATCTAGAATTAGAGATCCACTAGAGACCAGATAAGGTTCTGCACCTTCTTCTAGATTGTAGTGATAATCTTTGTTTGATTTAAGGAATGCTTCTGTATAATCCTTTGATCCGCTGCTTTTCTTCTTCATCTTAGTCATTTAAAAAATCTCTTAATGTTTTCGTTTTCTTTCTCACTATATCTTCTCCTGATTTGACTCCAGTGTCAACAAATTTATCTTTCTCAGGAGGCTTGTAATAAAACTCCTTATGCTTTTTTTGTAAATACTCTTTTCCATCTTTCGTTAAAAAGTATTTAATTGTATTTTTAAATACGAATGGAGGTTTTACCTTCGACAAAAAATCAGTGTCATTTTCAAAACACTCAAAAACTTTTGTTGCAGTATGCATCTCCATCCTCCAGTCAGTTGCTTTTGAGCCAGCAAGCATCCTCTTAACAAATTCTCTACGTTCTTTAAAGAATGGCTTTGCTTGCTTCTTCTTTGCTGGAAGAAACTTATGCCCGCATTCGCATGAGCTAACTCTAGAGCCAACTATTGCTTTGCAGGATGGACAGGTCTTTTTACCCCTTGGCATACAGCCAATATAGACTGCTTAAGAACTTAAGTCAATAGCTCTATGTCATGTTTAACCATTTTATTCACTAGCTGAAGAAAATTTGTTTTAGGCTCCCAACCAAGCTCAGTTCTAGCTTTTGTAGAGTCTCCGTAAAGAAGCTCTACTTCTGCTGGTCGATAAAATTTAGAATCTACCTCCATAAGAAGGTCATCACCGTGATAATATTTTGTGTCTACGCCTTCCCCTTCCCATCTGCATATTGACCTGTGGAAACCCGCAAAATTAAATGCTTCCTCCACAAACTCTTTAATTGTGTGTGTTTCATCAGAGGATAATACATAATCTTTTGGTTTGCCCTCTTGATGTAACATTTGCCATATACCCTTAACAAAATCTTCTGCATCACTCCAATCTCTTTTGGATTCCACGTTGCCTAACCTCAAGGGTTCAAAGTCTTCTTTGCGACCAAACTCATTACAAATACGGGCTGCATTTTGAGTGATCTTTCTAGTGACGAATTCTACTCCCCTTCTCGTTCCTTCATGATTAAACAACCAGCCTTGAACGGCATACAAATCATAAGAATCCCTGTAAACCTTTACAAGATGTCTAGCGGCGCACTTTGCTGCTCCATACGGGCTTCTTGGACGCAGTGGGTGCGTCTCATCTTGTGGTGTGGAAACGACATCACCAAATTCTTCGGACGAACCAGCGTTATAATATCGGCAGTGAGGAGCGTGTTTTCTGATCGCTTCTAATTGATGCAAAACCGCCATAGCATTAGTCTGCATGTGATTGACTGGCATTTCCCAACTTGAGCCTACGAATGAATTAGCGGCAAAATTTATAAGGTAATCTGGTTTGTGCTTAGAGATGACCCTATCAATGTTTTCTGCATCTGTTACATCTAAGTCTATAAGAGAAAACCTCGGGTTATCTATTAGGTGTTCTATATTATCATGATTTTTGACACTAAGCCTACGAACTCCTGCAATAACGATATGATCTGTTTCTTTCAATAAATGGTCTGCCATGTGGCTACCATCTTGACCTGTTACCCCTGTAATAATGACTTTTTTCATTCCACGCTATTATAGGTAATAGTTGAAGATTCTTCAACTTGAGAAACACTACGAGTATATATAAAGCCTTTATTTTTTTCGTATAGATTTATAATATTTTGAGCAACAGAAAATTTAGAAAATTTATGCTGTATGACAGAAGATAAATTTTTTAATATTTCACCTTGGTAATCTTTAAAATTATTTAAAATGTCTTGATATGTTTTGGTAACAGAATCAACATCTGGGTCTGCTTTGCAAAAGTCTGGGCAATATTCTGAATTAGGGTTATCTTTACATACGAGGGGGACAGCCCCAGCTACCATAGCCTCTAGAGCAGGTAGACCCAATCCTTCAAATTTAGAAGGCAATGCAACTACTTTGCTAGCGTTATAAAGTTGATTCAAAGTTGTATCATTAACTAAACCCAAGTAATTGCCTTGAGGAGATCCTCCTGATGGTCCTACAATATAAGTATCAATATTCTTTAAAAGAAAAAATCTTTTATTTGGATCAAAATACCTACCCACATATAGGCAATTTATTTCTCTTTTACTTTGAGAGTCAAACATTACATCCTTTATAGGATTAAGTATAACATTTGATTCAATCCCTATTCCATTTAATTGCTCCTTTACGGCATCACTGATACATGTGACTACATCCGCATGAGACAACTGGTCTTTAAGTTTTTGAATTGGAAAATCTGTTATATGAGGAGGAATATCTAATACATTAAAAATCTTGAATCCTTTTTTTACTACTTTAGATCCACCTTCATAAAGTGCAGAATCTTTGTGTTCAGAATCAACATCTTCATAATCAAAATTATTTGCATAGATAAAGTCATAGTCGTTCCCTGTCACCACTTCGTGACCCAATCCCAAAAATCCTTGTTTGATTCTAGGGACTTGACACCAATATTCTTTAGCTCCATATATTTTTACTTTGGCCATAGCGATTAAATTCTTTTTACTTCTGGTTTTTTCTGATTAAATTTTGTAAAAAATTCTTCTCTAAATGAAAGTTTATTATTTTCTTCATCCCATTCATAAGAGCAGATCCCATTATATCTTTTTAGCTGATATTTCACTTTTGCTTTTAGAAACTCATTAGAACCAACCCAAGAGTAATGGTCAGGACAACAACTTTCTTTGGGAATTTCTGAAATAAGCAGGTTTTTATAATCTATAATTTTATTATCAATATTGTAAGCAACATCGTTTTCATAATAAAAATGACTAAGAGATGTTTCCCCATTAACTTTAGTAGAAAAAATTCTTGGAGGATTAAAATCCTCGATATATTGATTTTCTGAAAAAACAAAATTTTTAAAGTTTATCTTATATGTCTGGCTTTTAGGGTTTTCTTTTATGTATTGAATAGCCTTCTTTATATCTTCTTCTGAATAAAACTCATCTTGATCTAATAGCCATATATAATCAAGATCGTAAGCCATTAAATGTTGCAAAGGAGAATTTCTAGAAAAAGAATCATTTGATTCCTTCCCCAAACAAATGTAATCTACAAACCCCCTGTGCTCTTTCAATAACTGAATGGGAGTTTCTGTGTCATCTATATCCCATCCGCACTCAACATACTGAGGATACTGATAACTTGAAACAGCGACTTTATTTATCTCTGGTATATTTTTCCAATTTTCCAAACACCTATTAGTGTATTGAGGAAATCCGTAAAAATTACATAATAAACCTATTTTCATATTTTATCCCAAAGTTGTAATCCATGTTTAAGCCTATCTCTTTCTTTTAGTTCTTTTTCTGTGATGTCATGTGTATTAGGATCTCCTCCTGTCGCATCTACCCAAAAACTATGCCAGAACTCATTAACTTTGAGCCTTTCTTTTAGATCTACATAGCCTAGATGATATACAAATGGCGCTCCACTAGCACAATATTTAAGAGTGTTTTCGACATCCCTAATATCACAAAGAGGATAAGTTTGAAGCAATTCTCCCTTATCGTTAATTAGCTCATCCGTGCTTGTTTTATTATAATCAGGTCTCCCATCTTCTTTAATTCCAAAATTAACTGGGCCTCTATTGAGTCCTTTTTTGTGGATATACCATTTAGCACCAAAATCTATGTAATGATCATAATCTCCATAAAGATTTACGACAGGAACGAAAAAAGATGCATATTGATTAGACTGCAATAATTGTTGCCCTAAATTCACTATAGTTTCTTTATCCCCACCTAATCTTTCATCTAGATTTTGCTGGATCATTAAATCTCCAGAACAAGCTTGTAATGCAGAATTCTCTGTTTTCCCATAACAGAAAGGGTCATCATAAGGAATATCCACAGATACAACTTTTAAATTGTATCCTTTTTCTTTCCCATATTTTCTAATTGCATCTTCTGTGTCATCTTTACTTTTATTGACCGCAATGCAAACCTCGTCTGCATAAAAAAACCAATTGTCCAATGCATCTTTATGGTTAAATGCTTTATCTAAAATATTAAATGCTGTTGAATAAATACTGATTTTCATAATTAAAATTTAATTCTTTGGAAACAACTAAAGTCGTGTTTATTTATAAACCCAACTCTTTGATCTAAGATTTTATATCTATACCAATCATTTAAAAACTTGTCAAAATTAATGCATTCTTTCATATCATCTGTGAGGTGTTTGCTAAAACAATGTTCTATAGACTCAATGTCAAAGGGATCAAACCCTGATTGATAAATTTCTTTTATTAGTTTTCTTCTGTGTATATACCTTTGTTCGACTAATTCTTTTTGATCTTCAAAACCCAAAAAAAGGTGATTAGTATTTGGTAAGAAATAATATTTAAAATTATGTTCTACAAAATGGTAAGGATTATTTCTTTTTTCAGACCTTACATTTTTTTGATATTCTTCCTGCCAAAATGAGTAATGAGATAATTCTATAGTTTTTGTGCATCCCAGTATTCCCTCATGGGGGTTATTTACAAATTCTGTTTGTTCATTTAATTTAAATAAAAATCTTTTGTTATACAAATATACCCCATCTATATTTTCTTTATCCAAATCAGAACAAAGTCCTTTTAGGCTTTTCGTGAACTCTGGAGATAATCTTTCTAAGGTATCTATAATTAGAAACCAATCCCCAACTTGCATTGGGCCTTGAAATAAGCAATGATTTCTGCTAAAGCTGTATCTATCACACCATTTAGTATAGATAATTTCTCCTTCTCCTTTAACGCTTTCTAGATACTCCGCACCGCTATCTTTAGGATAATGAAATGTCCAGATTAAACCGTGGAAGTTTTCCTTAATAGGATCAATTAACTCACGAAGATCTTCTTCGTTGCCGTCCGATGTCATACCTATCAGCCAAAGCCTCATCCTATTGTTTTTGAGTAAACTTTTTTGGGGTTAAAAAATGAAAACGGTGTTTCACAATCTGTCATTTTCTTTAATAGATAGCCTGACAAAATTTCGCAATGAATCTTCCCCAACTTATCAAGATGTTTTTGAGCTTCCTCCCAAGCTGCAAATATTTGATCTGTTCTGTTAATATTCGGTTGAAATGTAAATGTAGGCCCATATTGAGTGTAATTGATAGCTTGGGTAAGAATATTATCATCTTCTACTAAATATGGCAAATCATCATCTTTAAATTCTTCTGCCCTATTAAACCTGACGCAAATCTGTTTGGGGCTATTTTCTAAAAAGTCTATAGATTTTTTAATCGCATCTTCCAACGTTATTTGGTTTGTTTGAATTAGTTCATCATCTTCTAACCAAAACGAATATTTTTGTTCTCTGACTATTGGATCAGAATAACTTTTAAATATATCCTTAAAATATCCAGCGGAATGAGTAAGATGATTTTCTGAGTGATGAACTATATTTTCTTTTGTCTCAATAACTCTTATATCTAGATCAGAACAAAAAGATTTTATTTCTTCCGCAATACTTTCCTCTCCATCTCTTGATTTTAGATGAAGAATTCTATTCTTAAATAAAGAGTGGTCTATCTTTTCATAAAGATTATTAAGACAATCTTGATAAGTGTGCTTCCCACTATGGCCCATAGTGGTGCAGAAAACAATTAAATTGACAGGAAGTGTGGACATAAAACCTCTGGGCCTAGGGTGAGTAGACCCAGAGGTCTACTATGACCTCAAGGAAATAATCCTCGACCTGTCCTATTGTAAGATAGTGACTATATTATGTCAACTAATCTTCAATAATCTCTTCACTGATTTTTCCTAAGATATAGGCTATAGTTTCATCAGTATAAAAATCAAGATCTTCGTCTTCCTCTTGTGTTTTCGGCTCTAGGTCTGTCATAGTGTAGACACTATACACAAAAAAAATTACAAGAGGAATTATTTCTCACATTTTAAATTATAGTCCTGCTGAGTGATTTTCTTGAAGCCGAGATTGCTGAGAAAGCCTACTAAGCAATCCAGCTTAGGCCCATTTTGCACAATACCATCAGAATGAATATACTCAAAAGTAATCGAATTTAATTTATTAAAAAGTATGTTGTCGATTGATAAAAGGTTTAAAAAGTCTAAACCTTCTGTATCTACAATTAATGTATCGGTTTTAGGGTATTTGAGAAGCAAGTTCGAAAGAGTTGTGGTTTTACTCTGAAATGATTTCAAGTTTGAGTGGTGACAGTGGGCCGCTACAAAATCGGGATTTACAGAAGCCCAACTAGAGTCTTCTTTATTCTGTTCTTGGAATAACTCTATTTCAACTCCTTTAATATCTACAGGTATGACTGCTACAGTTTCAAAAAAAATATGACTGTAATCTTTGTATCTTTCCTCTGCTTGTTTTATGCAGTTTGGATTAGCATCAATTAATACGGCACTTTCAGATTTTTTAATTTGATCAGAATGCTCGTCTTTTCCAGTATGGCAGCCTACTTGTATAATATCCATTTAAGCTATTATATTCAGCCTTCGCAAGAAGAACAATTTAAAATTGATCTAGCTAATTCTTGACTGGGATTAGCGCTTCTTTGGTAATAAAAACTTTTAACTCCTTGCTCCCAGCCAAATATAAGTAATTCGCTAACTTGTTTAGGAGGACATTTAGGAGAAATCATCACATTCAGGCTTTGGCCTTGGTCAATATATTTTTGTCTCTGTGCTGCTTGTATTACAATCTCTTTCTGAGAAATCTCACCAAAAGTTTTAAATACGTCTTTTTCATGCTCTGATAAAAAATCTAAATGCTGGACAGACCCTCCTTTTACTAAGATTGATTTCCAAGTAGTAGCATTATTTTTACCTTTCTCTTCAAGAAGTTCTTCAAGATGTGGGTTTTTATATGTAAATTTTCCTTTGGCTAGGTCTTTAGTGAAGTAATTACTATTCAACGGCTCAATTGAAGGGGAAACTTGACCAAGAATAAACGAACTAGATGTCGTAGGAGCAATCGCCATTGTAGTCATATTCCGTCTTCCATAACCACGAAGATGTTCTGGCTCACCAAACTCTTCTGCAAGTTTTGTTGTAGCTCTATCACAACGCTCTCTAATGATATTGTGAATTTCTGCATTTAGAAACTGAGCCTCAAGACCTTCAAAAGCAATATTTTTAGATTGTAGAAGAGAATGCCACCCAAGAACACCAAGACCTAAAGCCCTCTGCCTTTTGGCAAAATTATGACAGGACTTCATGAAAGGGATATTTTCTGTTTTATAAATATATTCCTCCATGACTGCATCAAGAAACTGAACAAGAGTTTCGACTGCATCGGTTTCTTTGATCTCATCCCACCTAAGAAGATTTAGAGAAGACAAACAACAAACAAAAGATTCATCCTCTGATGAATGTAGAGCTATTTCACTGCAAAGATTGGAAGCATGAATTTTTAGTTTCTTATCTTTATATGCTTGTGGGGCATCGTTGTTAGCGTTGTCTGAAAAAAATATGTATGGATATCCTGTCTCAAACCTTTTCTTTATAACATTCGCCCAAACTTTTCTTTTATCATTATCTCCATCTAC